GTTGACTCCCGATCCCAGGCAGTCTGGGGGTTGAGGCTCAACTCGCTCGCGATCGCGCCACGGTTCTTCGCAGGAGCATTCATGACCGTGATCGCATCAAGTGGCCCACGGGTTGTCGGGATAATCCCCATACCTATCAGCGGTGCGGCTATATTTTTCATGATCCGTATCCACTCCAACTCACGTCTAGGGAGTTTGCGACGCCTTGTACCACTTACCCCCGATGGACGCGAAATCGCCTATGCCTTCCCATAACGCAGCCCCCGCTTTGCTTCGAGCGTTAATTCCGCCCCATTGGGCTTGACGCTTCTGTAAATCGTAGGCATATCGATTCCATGCGCGATTTTCGCCGGAGGTGTAGGCGTTTAGAAGTTCAAACTCTAATGGAGAGCCAGACCCAGATGCTACGCCACCAGCTTCCGTTCTGGCCTGATTTTTAGCTAACGCCCAAATCTCCTGTTTTTCGGCCGCGGCATCTGCGGCCCGCTTCTGCGCCTGGATTGCGGCAACCTCATCTTTAGATTGCTGCTGGGCTTGACTTGCCTGAGCGACACCGCCAGCCATTGACGCAATCGTCCCAACGGCTTGGATGATCATCGGAATGAAAGGTACTATTTGAGCCATTTATTTCACCCAAGCGAACCGAAAGTAGTCTTCTCCGCCCCTGTACTTGCACATCTTTCCCTCGGCCACAAAACCTAGGCGCGACAACCAGGTGCAGAATCTTGGTTGCGCCAAAGTCTCGGCCTCCAGCCTGACGAGCCCCATGGCATCACGCACGGCGGGAATAAGTGTCGTGACGTGCTTTTGTATCCGGCGCATGATCAGCGGGCTCGCCCGCGCGCCCTCTGTGTGCAGCGTCCAAGCCTTGCCGACGTTATCCCACAGGCGCACGATACCACCGGCGGCTACCGGCTCGCCGTCGGCAAGCAGGCAGAAGCTTGGCCCAGACACGCGCATACTGTTTTGCATCGCGTTAGTCTCCCCCATCTGGTGAAGGTGGATGAGCTTGAGGGTTACGAGTTCGATTTTCATTGCTAAGTTGATCCGTCTATAGTAATTATGGCCTATGAAACAAATAAACCTCTCTGGGAGAATTTTCGGTGCCTGGACCGTAGTTGCCTTTGATCGCCGAACGAAACACCATTATCGCTGGACTTGCCGCTGCCAATGTGGAGCAACTAAATCTATACGTCGCAGCACGCTGACTAGCGGCGAAACTCAAAGCTGCGGCTGTCAGCGGGCGGAGAAGGCTTTCCGTCACGGACTGTCGCAAACGCGCACCTATCATACATGGGCCAGCATGAAAGCCCGTTGCTATAATCCAAGGAATGGAAAGTATCCGCTCTATGGTGGAAGAGATATTCGAGTATGCCAGCCGTGGATAGAGGATTTTAGAAATTTCGTAAAGGACATGGGCGAGGCGCCCAAGGGAAAAACGATTGATAGATTTCCGAATAACAACGGCAACTACGAGCCTGGAAACTGCCGATGGGCTACGCCAAAAGAACAAAACCGCAATAGGCGAGACAATCGGTTGATTACTTATGACGGAACGACGTTGCCTCTGGCCGAATGGGCAGAAAGGGTCGGCCTGAAACCCCACTGTCTTCGTAAGCGTTTGTATGTTCATAAATGGCCCGTCGCGACTGCTCTTTTTAGGAAATCTCATCTCCAAAGCTAACGCGCCCCGAAATCCCCAGTATCTGCATAGGGTAGGGCTGTGTTTGTTGAATAGTAAGAGCACCGTCGAAGTCGTCGTCGGTTCTCACATTCTCCATGCTCGCCAGCCCCGTAAAGGGTCGGGTCGTTCCAGTTGGTTTCAGGGGCTTACCGTTCAGGGTGCCGCCAATCGTATTTTTTAACCGGACTCGAACTATATCCCACGCACGTTTCAATGGCTCTGTGACTTCGTTCGGTATCGCAGGTCTGAGCGTGGTCAGCGTCGAGGTGAAATGAAGTCCAACCTCGTACACCGTGTCGTTCTCCGGTGCCTCATCAGCATCAAGCGTGACGACACCGCCAGTTACCACCTTTTGCGCGATGGCATTACTACCGATAATCACATCGACCGTCTCGCCTTCGAGATGATCAAGCCCTGAGATCGTAGTTGCGGCAGCGGCGATCGTGCCCACCTTGGCGCAATCCGTTTGTAGGTCGGAAAAGGCGCGCGCTGACATCGTAGATGAGTCATCCTCGAAGTATTCCCAGAAACGTTTGGTCTCGCCGTTAATGGTGCGTTTGACGATGCAAAGCATGGTTTGCCGCTTGCCGCCCTCGTGAGGAAGAACAATGACGCTTTCAATATCGCCATCAGTCACGGTGCGCGCCCAGGCAAGAATCTCCTGCCGCGGCTTGAAAGTAAGTCCCGCTAAATGGCCATTGTCCAACGGGTAGAAGATTATCGAATTAGGTTTCTGCCAATACGCCGGAGCATGTTTTGCAAATCCCATATCGCTGATCTGGCGCGCGAACAGAGTGGGCTCACTCGGCACGAAACTACTGGCGTCCGGTGAGTCCTGAAGCGAATAGGCTAACTGCACTATGTCACGACCGTAGCGTTGTATAATCAGGATGGCATTATCAACAACGATAGGTTGAGCGTGCATCGATCCTGCTTTACTGATCTTGGAAACAAAAGGCGTCTCGTCGCCGCCGAGAGGCGCATCCGCGCCTTGCCCCCTGGCTGCGTATTCTTGTTTAGCATTACCGATATAGAGGGATCCCAGAGAAACAAGCCATTGGAGCGGGTCCAGCCCGCCGTCGTTAAACGTGTATTCGTAAGCGTCCGTTGGGAGTGCCCCGGTGGCAAAATTATAGATATCGTTGTAGCTCGGCCCCCAGAGCGTCTTGGGCTGAGTCGGCGTGCCTGCAAATACCAAGCGGCCCTGATGAATCGTAACCGTTTGCGGTCTCCCGCGCGTTGCCGACCAACTCGATTCTTGCAAACGCCATGCGCCAGCGGCTACGGCATCCGGGTTGGCGCCAGATGCGTCCGTAAGAATGGATTTGATTACGCCCTTCCCACCAGTCGGACTCGTAACCTCGGTGATTTCTATGGTGCCGCCCAACAACTTAACGAACTTGCCCGCATAGGCGGTGCGCAGAGCCGCTACGCCGCTAGTTGTAAAAGTCACTACGCGACCCACGGGTTCCTTTTTGTTCACGTCGAAAGCGACCTGCGGAGCAAGGCGCAATAACCATCCACTTGCGGCGAACCCGCTGATCAAATCCCAAGTCACACCGGCTTGTCCAGCCGAAAAAGCCGCGTCGATCTCGAATGTGTCCGGTGTAGGTACGGCTGTAATCATGCGGATCTCGCCCGCCTGTGCTCCGCTCGTGAGTAGGACGGCATTCCCGACTTCGGCAACATGCCCAACAACCGTAACGGTAGTTCCGGCACTGGAAAGTGCTACCGGATCTGCGGTGATGGTCTGCGCGAAATCATCGAGCATGTCCACGGTCGCTTGACGGGCGTTATCGATCGCTGTAATCACGGCGCGACCAGTGCCCGCAATGAGTTGCCGCCCCTCATCGCCAGCCAGGAGCACATCGGACACCGTGCGAAACTTGATATCCATGCCGGTATTAGCCCCGAGAGCGCCGGCTACGGCTAAATCCTCATCGGCATCGAATGAGGGTGGAGGATCGGCGTTGAAATTCGCCAACGTCCAGTTCGCGTCGGTGATTCGGGCAAGTTTCTGGATATCGTATGCTGGATTCGGATTGCACATGAAGATAAAGTCCGCACTCTGCTGGTAGTGAATGTCGCGCAAGTCTGCTTCTTGATACGGGCTGGTCAAAATCTCAAAAGGAACAACACCGTCAAGAACTGGTGCGCGATTTTTCAAAAAACGAAAATAACCCTCGCCCGCCTCTATCCCAAAGGCGTCGGTAACATCGTGCTCAAACGGTATAGCCATCGTGAACTTACTCGAATCCTTGACCTCGCAAATATACTGCAAGCCCGGCCTGCGGATAGAGCCGCCTTCAGGAAGAACCCAGAAGTTCTCCATGACGCGCACGCCGTTGTATCTTTTCGCGACGTCCGTGCGCGCTTCGATCTCTTCGGAGACTTCTCCTTGAGCAAGGCTGACCTGAACGAGTTTTGCTTTTTGTGCCAAATTATTCTCTGATATCGTCAGTCAAAAAACTACACGTCATTTGTTCAGTCGGATTTTCCTGGCCATCAACTGCTTTCGCGTCGAGCAATTGCATCTGGTAGAGCTTAAAAAGATCGCTCGCCTTTTCTTTGTCCGTATTAAGCGCCGGTGCGAGCCTTACGGCAAGAAACGTTACGAAGGCTTGATGAAACATTCCATCCCAGATGTTCGGATCGTCCACCCATTTGATGTATTCAATAATAACCGTGGACTCATCGGTGAGAAGATTGCGCCCTTCTATTTCCCATTTGGGATAGCGAAACGTCGGCCAGACCGGCGGCCCGCTTTGCACCGAGGTCGAACGCGAATCGTTGTTGACTTGCAAGACGCGAAAACAATCCGCCGGCAAGGCGTAGGCGTAAGTCCAGTCGGAAATTGGCGCTGTGGCGTTCTGCGCCAATTGAACGCGGTCCTTGGCGAAGTTCCATGGATGGTCCCGAAGCATCGCGCGAAGCAACGAAACAAAATACTGCTTGCACTGGACGGCTACCGGATCATCGGTATCGTCAAGATCGGTGATCGGTGCCCGGCCGAGTTGGCCCAATGCCTCACTAGCCACAGCGGCGGGGCTTGTTTCGAAGATTACGCTCATACGGCACGCTCCCATTCGAACCGTAGCGGGTTTTCCGGCCTGTACGGTACACGTTTGGCGCGCAGCGCGGGGTTCGTAGTCCAGTCATATCCCGAACCTCGGCGCCCCCATTCCCGCGTTGAAGCATCGGGGATATCGTTTCTTCCGTAGTGAGTGAGATATACGTCAGACAGGTCGACGTGCTTCGCGACGCGGCTTAAATTCGCCCTGAACGCCCCTTCTCCGGCGCCCCACCAACCGCTGAAATCCTCGTCCGTGCCACCAACCAACCAATAGAGGCTGCGTTGCAAGACGTAGCTGTTGTGATGCGGAGGCAGGCCGCGACCGTCGGCCCATTCACGAGCCAACCAGTAGAAAGTTCCAGGCTTCAGGCTCGGGAGAACAGCGATCAGCTTTTCGGCATCGTCTTTTTGGAGCAGGTGATCGATATCCGTCAGCAGACACCATCCGTCCGGGGCGACGTGCATGCCGAGATTGCGGGCTCCGGGTATATTCCAGACTAGATTTTCCTTGATCCGATAGCACTCCACGGGAAAACCGACATCGTAAATATGCCCTGCGGCGGGATCGTTCTGGCTGCCGTCGTCAACGATTATGGCGCGAAGATGGGCTTTCACGGCCGGGGTGTAGCTGGCCCATTCCATCATGTGGCGGTCCAACATGCCCCCGTTCTCGTAGTATGATAAAACGATTGTGATCATCGTTTCTTGCATCTCTCAATCACGTCAATCATCTGCGTGCACAATACTAATCCTAAAAAGATCGGCACCATCCAGGAGAACGGGTGATAACCGAACAAGCGCTCAGGAAGCGTCGGGTCAACGATGGCGACGACGAATCCCGACAGTAGAAAACTCGCCAAGGCACAATCCATGATTGAGCTGATCTTCATAGAATACCTCCCCAGTTTTATCCCAAGTACCTAAACGCTGCCGCCGTAGTGCCGCCCATGCGGTCGGCAAACAATTCGAACTCTTCTCCGTGTTCTGCCATGTACTTCTTCTGGGCGCCGTATTGCTCACCGCCCTTTTCGTCAAAATGAAAATCCTGCAAAACCAAAATAGCCCCCGGTACGAAGTGCGGGCGAAAGATTGTCATCGCGTGCTGCCAGATCGGTTCGATCTTTGTGGCGTCGTCTACGTAAAGTCCTATCGGATATCCGGGCCACTTAGCCTCTCTGATATCGCCACGGTGATAATTGATTTCCACATCGAAGGGACTCAGGGCCGTTTGAACGCGCGCCAGCGTGTTTTCACCGAGCGCAAGATGAATGCCGTAAGCCGCAGCCTTTTCTGTCTCAGCCGCTGTAGCCATCCAGCGGTCATAGACATGAATCGGTGCGCCACTCTCCATGGCGCCCAACGCAAGTTGCGCAGTACCGGCCCCAAGCCAGCAGCCAACCTCGACAATAGCTGCCCCTTTGACAACAGCAGCCGCGTAAGCTTCGAGCCATTCACCGATCTCGACGCCCCCTTGGCTTGCAAATGTTTTGGCATATGCTCTCAGATCCTTCATTGGTAATTCGCTTTGAGCCAATCCAGTAGATCCCACGGTTTTTCTTGTCCTTGGAAAAAGATGATCTTCGCATTGCCGGGCAACTTTGCCGTCATACGGTTGGCCCGCAGCCACGGCCAAAAATAAACCCCGTCTTTCATTCCCCAGCCGGCCTCGGTCCTGCCCAGCGCGTAAAGCATCCAGCCCTGGTCGGTGCTTAAAAACCGCCTGGCGTCTTCGGGCTTGCATTTCCCCCTGATGGCATCAAAGCTCTGCTCGCCGCGAAATTTACTCCATACAGCTTCCCGTGCCCCCGAATTCATCATCCACATTGACGACTGATAGCGGGATTTGCGGTCATCGTATTTAATCGGCGCTCGGTAACAGATTAAAAAATCTTCGCTGCGACCGAGTATCGAATCCAAGCTACCGGTCACCACGCAGTCCAGATCAACGGAAACAAACCGCTCACCAAATACCGCGCGAGATGCTGCGCTAAACGCCTTGAGCCTCACATAGCACTGTGGGAACTCTGGCAACCATTCCGGCGAGCGCAGGTCGTGCCAGTCATCCCAAAGCGGAATCGGGGTAATGAGCGGGTCGAATTCTGCATCAATCTGGTCGGTCATCACAACAAACCTATGCGCCAGTGTCAGGTTCCGGTGAATCATACGCGCGCATGTATTCACGTGTTCCGGCGTGTACTGAGTCCAACATCGTGCATCGCGCCATAGCCAAAATACAATCGTTAGAGGGGCTTCCTGAATTCCCACTGACACCCCTTTCCAGTGCCGGGTAAATGCCTGGCCTTATCGTTGAAAAATTCCCGTACCGCCCGGTCTACGCCCTTACCCTGCGCATCGTCGCCCGCGATTAAGCCGCCGGACTTTACCTTTGGCCACCAGGCTGTGATATCGGCGGCAATGCAGGCGTAGGCGTGGTCGGCATCGATAAAGACAAAATCGAGCGAGTTGTCTTGATAATCCTTGGCCGCCTCCACGGACGGCAGACGAACAACGTTGATCAAATGACTTACGGGCGCCGTGTTGGCTAGAAACTCGTCGAACAGTGTGCCCTCAACGATTTCCTTGTGATCCTGCATGTCGGATGATCCCAGCCAAGTATCGACGCAATCGAACGTGATCTTCTTACCGCTGTTGGCGATCTCGACGGCCATGAAACACGCCGATCGGCCTTTCCAGCAACCGATCTCGACGAAATAGGCCGGATCCGGGGCTTCCTTGACGACTCGCTGGTAGACCAAGCTGAAAGAAAACCAGCCTTTTACGTGTTCAAAGAAATGTTCCATGCTACTGATACGCCTCCGCCACCCAGTTAAATTGTGGTCTCTTCTCGAATCCATCCCAAGCCTTTTCACAGCCCTGAAAAAATATGATCCTGGCATCCGCTGGCGGCCGGTCGGCATAGAGCGCCGGATCAGCCCTGACGTGTGCTGCCCAGCTATACACGCCGTCCTGTGTGCCCCAAATAGCCTCGCCGGGACCTAGTTTACGGCAAATCCAGGCCTGGTCGGACCCTACAAAGCCCGCGGCGGCGGCCTCTAACGCGCTTTCCTCGCCTCTAAAATCGTCCCAAACCTGGCGCCTAGCGCCGGCTGTCATCATCCACATCGAGCCTTGATAGGGATTCGAATGGCGCATCGAGGGATGTTTGTAGATCACGAATTCTTCCGGTCTGTCAAATAGAGGATCAAGTTGGCCGAGCACAAGACAGTCCAGGTCGATCGATACGAACCGGTCTCCGATAATCTCCTTGGCCTCAGTGCCGAAAGCTTTCAGCCTCACCCAGCAATGCGGCTTTTTAGCCGGCCAGGTCGGAATTTTCATGTCGCGGCAGTCCTGCCATAGCTGGACGGGCTTGATAATCGGATCAAACTCGTTCCAGGTTGAGACTGGCTTGTCGGTTAGGACAACAAAACGATGGGGCATATCCAGATGGCGATGAATCATTTTTGCCCATAGGTTAGCGTGACTGATCCGATACTTGGCCAGACAGGTTTCGCTTTGCCAAAGCCAACCGAGAACGGTCAGCATTATCCACCTTCGACGAAAGAGATGACTTTGTTGCCAGTGCTGTTATGGATGCAACTGAATTGGCCGAGCGGTATGACGCTATCGAGTAACATCAGACCGCCGGATTGCCCCGCGGCAGGCTGCGGATTGAAAACGTAACCCTCGCCTACCACGGCAGTACGACCTCCGAATTTACAGTAGATCGTTGTATCTGAGAGATTGAAGAGCGCTAGATATCGCCTGCTCTCGCGTTTGGACACCACCGTAGTTGACGCAGCGACATTGACATTCGTTTCTGTCGAATTGGTATCCGCGGCCAACCCGAGAGATTCGGAAATCCCAAGCAAGAGAATCGCAACCGCTATTAAGAAACCTTTCCTCATATCGATCTCCTTTACCGTCGTCTGCGTCTGCGAAGCCAGGCCGACATTCCACCGACGCCGCCACCGATTATGCCGATCAACCCGCTGTAGCTCCACCCGGCCTGTCGCCGCCACGCTTCATCCTTGCTTGCGTTCGGCGTGACGCCGGGACCGAGTAGAAAAAACGGCACACCCACGGCTGCTCGACGTTTCTCTGCTGAATCAATGGCCATCAGGGAGCATTCCCTTTTGTCTCAGTATAGGTCGTCCCGTTATCGCTCACGTCTTTTTCCCATAATGCCGCTTCCGCATCGTCCTTAAACTTTTTCTTTGTTGCGGTCACGTCAACGCCGTTTCGCAAGGCTTGATACATTCGATTTATCTTAGCCGCCAGTGTGGCCGTTGCTGCCGGAACCCCCGTCGGCTCGGCATAGGTGTCAGTCGCCAAGGCATCCACCACCTCGGCGTTCACCTCGGCTGCTGACAGCGGCGTCTCTTCGTTCACATCCACGATAACATCCGGCGTAGTCGTGTCGCCGGCTAATCCGATCACATACGCTTTCAACACGTCCGTGGCGTTGAGGCTCACCGCCATCGAGGCAAAGGCTATCGCCGTATCTCCGCTGAGCGCGTTGAAAGCTGTTCTGGCGAGCACATAGGCCGATCCCGCGCCCGCTCGTTGAACTGTCAGGTAGGCGTAATAAACGCCGTTACCTGCAATCTGATCGAGGAAAATATTGACGTAGAGCTTTCTGATCCTTGTCGTGTTGGTAAATGTGCTCACCAGCAAAGCCGTGGCAATGTTCTGGTTACTGAGAGTCTCGGTGTCGACCTGTGTCAGAAAAGCCATTGTTAGAACCCTCCGCCGAATGGACTATCAAACGGACCCTCGAAAGGCCCGCCTGGAATCAAGAGTTGATAAGCACCGATATCGGGAACAACCGGCACAGTGTTGCCTGCGAAGTCGCGAAGTAGGCCGACGTACACTCCCGCTGCGCGAGCTGGCGAAGTGGCCTGGAGATGGAAGTCCGGCGTGACGGTGGAGACGAAGAGGGGGTCGGCGTTGATTCCGTTGAGTTCTTGACCGTATGTACCTTGCAGAGTCGCGAAACTAGATACGGCATTGTTTTCCCACTTGACCAGTGAATCGGCTGGAAGGTTCGGGCCATAATGAAGATTGTAATTCAGTACCGGCGCAGTATCGTGGGTCGCGGACGAGTAGTATGTTTGTCCGCTGGCTGAGGAATTGCCTGTATAAAAGATGTTGTTTTTTATAATAGCGCCTTCGAGTTTACGATCTGCATCGGTCTCTCGGATGTGATTCACATTGTCCCGATTGACGTTTCCGATATACATGACGTTGTTTTCGATCAGTGTTCCAGTGGGAACACTTCCCGGCGCTACGTTGCCTATGTAAATAGAGAATCCCGAACTGCCCCTAACCCCTGGGTTTGAGAAAATGTTGTAATAAACTTCCGTTCCCGTGCTGGCGTCAGACAGGAAGAAATTGTTGTTCCAATCGTCGTAGACGTAATTAAATCGAGCAATATTTCCCGTTTGAGGGGTTGCGCCGCCCGTGTAAAAGCCTATCCCCGAGCCGTAGGACTGATGCGAGGTGCCACTCCCTGAAGCTGTGTTGTGCTCGATTACTACGTCGGTCGTGACTCCGTACAGAGCTATGTTATATGTGCCGCTGTTGGAGACGGTATTTTCTGAAATTAGCCCCCCAACAACAGTGTCATACAGTATCCCGTTGCCCTGCTGGGTCAGACTAAATCCGTTGTCATGAATCGTGTTGTTAAGCACGCTAACATTGGATGAATTACCGATACGAATGCCATCGAGGGCGTTCCAATTCATCGCGGAATTTTGTATTATGACATTTGCCGCGCCTGTCGATGTAAAAATCCCGTAGTCGTTTGTCTTCGTAATCTCCAGGGAGTCAAAGATTAGATTGGTCTTTTCGGCGGAGTTTATGCCTCGCCGCTGCGTGTACTCAACACCAGGGCTAGTATAGGCGGTCGCGGGATTAGAAGTCGCGTAAACATAGAGATTAGACCCGCTCCAAATCCAATCCCCCTGAGAAGCAAGATCGCCAAGTATTGTTTTTTTCGCACCTATAACATCGTCAATGGAAACCAGTTGTGATTCCGTCGAGACAGCGGCGTGCCATACATTAGTAACCCCCGCCGCCGAGTATGCGCCTATGGCCGATGTGTCAACCTTGATATCATCGAAATACAGCTTAGCCGCATTAGCTAAAACTCCCGCATTGGTACGGATTCCCGTTTGACCTACCCGAAAACTGGAGGCTCTATATGTGGCAGTGTTCAGAGCAAAATTGCTATTTTGTAGCGACCCATCTACCCACCAGGCCCAGCCCCCTGTGCTGGCGTTGTCGCCTCTGTATTCCAGCTCGACATAGTGCCACGCATTTGTACTTAGGGACGCATTTGTGCCGCCGTTGAAGGGCCGTTGATTTTGTGCGCCAATTTGGTCAACAGCCGATGCACCAGCAGTTTGATACAAATAAATATTTGCGAGTAGTGTTGTGCTGTAATAAATTTGCAGTATATCGACACCTCGCGCAGTGCCGGTTGTACCTAGAGAAGTTCCAGCGGGTACATAGACGTAGCATCTAATATAAACATCATAGGGCGAACCAAGGGTGAATGTTTTTATGCCGTAGCCATCCGTTACGACGCCGTTTCCGGTGACGGTGAATCCATAAGCACCGTTGTTTTTAGACTCCGTGGTTGCTGCTATGGTGCCACCAGTCTCCACGGTACTGATAAATTGCGTTTCGTCACCAGTCTCAGCATTAACGATTGCCAACCCCCCAGTCTCAACAACGTCGGCAGTCCAATCTCCCTCACTTGTCTTGTCGATATTAGCGCCGTTGATAATCGGCAGCGCCCCGCTCCCATACGCCCCGAACGTGACATGATTCCCCGCGCTCCCGCTGGATGGCACGGTGAGCTGCTCGCGCCAAGTATCGCCTTTTTTGAACAAGATTGAGTCGCCAGCGGAGAATAATGCAGCGTTGATGTCGGCGATGGTTTTGAAGACGCAATCGCTCCCGGTGGAAGTAGAGAACGTCGTTGGATTGTAGGTGGTAAAATCGCAGGTGGCCGAGCCGACGTTGGTGTCGGTGACTGCGCTGTCCACATAGTAAGTTGTGGCAAAGGCGGGGGTCAGCCAGAAGAGGATGATGGCGAGAATTAGGGAAAGGCGTTTCATTATTTCAGCTTGTGCGTTTCCAAGAAGGCGTCAAAACTCGACTTGACTCTATCGAACTCAGCCTGCTTTGCCGCAATACTCTCGTCGATTTTCTTTAGCGTGCCGGCAAGGCGGCTTTGGGCGTCGGCAATCGCCTTATCGGCATCCGATACCCGCCTTTTGGAATCTTCCTCGGCAGTCTTGGCGGATTTCTCCGCCGTCTCGCTGCGCGCGCTCGCTTTGGCGATCGCGGATTTGAGTCCCGTAATCTGCTCGCCGTGCTCACGTTCGATCTCTGATCGCTTTTGCTTGAACTCGGCTTCGAGTTTCGCGACTTTAGCGACATGCTCACTCTCGGCTTTTGCCTGAGCTTCTTTCGCTTTCGCGGTAGCCGCAACCGTCGCCGCCTTATCGCCTTCCATTCTCGATATCTCTCGCCGCATCCGTATGTGGCGCTGTGCAACATCCCCCAGGGAGGCGAAGGCGCGAAATACCTTCGCGAAGCGATCGGCTTCCCGAAGTGCGTTCTCGACTTCGGCCTCGGTCAATAGCGTTTGCTCTGCCATGTCAATTCCTCCTGATTAGCATCGAGACGTTGGCCACGCCGGGGCCGATCTTTTTCGGCTTGATGCTCTGAAAGGTATCGTTGCAGGATTTAATGCCGGACGACGAAAAAGTTAAAGGAAGCGTGTCCGAATCGTTGAGAAGAAAGAAATCCTTGCCGGAGATCGAGCCAAGGATTTCAACTCCATCGGCATCCCCCGTCACTTCGACTGTCGCAAACGTTCCGATCTTATCCCAGGCGGGCGCCTCGTCGCCGGCTTTGAGACCCTCCCATGAGGCCAGCCACAGATCGACGTTGCCACCGACGTATAACTGTTTGCATTTATAGTTCATGATTATTCCATCACAAGCGCGACATAGATATCGGCGTCGGTTCCCCCGACAACGACCGGGCGCAGATATCCCACGTTGTCGCGAACGCTATTAACGTCCGCCACGGTAAAGCTCAGATCGGCACCATCGAAATCCTTGAGAGTCGCTAGACTGGCGCCAGCCTCGACGTTCCCGCCCTTTATCGTCACAGTCGCACCGCCAAGATCGCCGTAGACGTGAATGCACTTGTCGTTGAAACCGAGGGCGTTGAGGATATCGCCGCTCTCGCCGTCGGTGAGATGCCAGACGGCTAAGATGGGGGTTTTTGCCGGAGCGAAACGCGAAGCGATGTTTGTTTTTGTTACCGTAGTTGCCATGACCGATTGCACCCTCCCCAAATGGCGGGGCC